GTCTCGCGTTGGTGGCCGCAGGTTTTGGAATACCGGCAGGAATAACGTTCCATCAGATGGAATAAGCCATGGGCATCCTGATCAGCTTCCTCGAACTGCTGCTCTACATCGCGGTCATCGTTTTTGTGGCCTATTGCGTCGAGTGGCTGATCACGAGCTTCATGGGCTGGTCGATCGACGCCAACGTCTACAAGTTCGGCAAGATCATCGTCGGCTTGCTGTGCCTCATCGCGATCGTGGTCTGGATCGCCAGCGTGTTGGGCCTGGGCGTCGGGTTTCCGCACTTCCTGGTCTACCGGGGATAGGGCGGGTTGGCGCGAGGTTAGGTGCCGGTTATGGCCGGTCGGAAAGGCTTGAAGGAAACAGCATGACCCGTGGACGAAGATGCCGACCGTATTGACGGCGATCATTCCCGCCGGAGAGACCGTGTCCGATGTGGTCGATCTTGCGGGTGCCACTGCCGTTGTCGGCATCGCCATGCCGCCGGACTGGACCTCGGCGACCACCACGATACTTGGTTCGCCGGATGGTGTTTTCTTTTACGAGTTGCACGATGGCGTCACCGGGCTCGAGCTTGCTTTCAATGTCAGACCCGGTTCGTTGGTGATGCTCAACCCGAACCGGCTGCGCAGTTGTGTCGCGATCAAGCTGCGCTCTGGCACGAGCAGCAATCTGGTCGTGCAGGAAGGCACGCGCCAATTCGGCATTGTTGTCGAGGGCGACGTCGCGGCGCAGCCGGGCACGGGCACCACTGCGCATGTCATCGAGGACGGCAGCAATGGTTTTCACGGCGTCGAGCAACAATTCGAGGCACGGGGGCCGATGACCGTTGCGCTTCAGACGTGGGCGAAATCGAGCAATCGCGAAGTGGGATTTGAAATATTCAACTCTGATGGCGGCGCCAGAGTGTATTTCGATCTCGCCAACAACGAGATCTATGCCAATTATACCCACGGCGGCGGCTTTGCCATTTTCAACGAGGCGATCGAGGGGCCTGGTGCGAATGGCTGGTGGAAGTGCAGCGCCGCGATCGATCTTGCTCCGATCAGCCCTGGCCACACGTTTCGGATCATGATCGACAAGGACAAGTCCGGCGGTCAGGTCTGGCCCGGTGACGGCGTCAGTTTTGTGCAGGTCTGGCAGCCATCGTTGACGGAGGATGGCGGTTCCAATCTGCTGGTAAGCCCGGAGGACTTAACCGATCCGAGCTGGGAGCCGTCCGGCGCGACGGTGCAGAATTTTCCCGGCGATATTCTGCCGGCGGCGCCATGATGCAATCGATGAAGGAAACAGCATGACCCGTGGTCCGCGTCCTATTCCGACGCATCTCAAGCTCTTGCGTGGCAACACCGGCAAGCGCCCGCTCAACAAGGACGAGCCGCAGCCCGAGCCATTCACCGATGTGCCGGACCCGCCGTCGTTCGTGACCGGCTATGCGGCCGACGAGTGGTGGCGCACGGCGACGGAGCTGCACCGGCTCGGCCTGCTGACCAAGGTCGACGTGCCGGCGCTCGCCGCCTACTGCTACGCGTTCGGCCAGTGGAAGATGGCGGCGGAGTCGCTGCATCGCATGCAGTCGGGCGATCCGGTCATGAACGGCATGATCATCAAGAGTAAGTACGGCGACTCCATCGTCAATCCGCTGGTGTCGATCGTGCGCAAGCACGCCGCGGATGTCGTCCGCTATGCGGCGGAGTTCGGCCTGACGCCGGCCGCGCGCAGCCGCATCTCGGCCGGCATCCACGGCGACAACTCGCAGAGCAAGTTTGCTGGACTCCTCGCCGGTTAAAGACATGCGCAGTCGTGAATACCAGGAGGCATTTGAACAGTTCGAGCGCGAGTGTAATGCAATGATCGACGAGGCCACGCATCACATCAGATTGCAAAAGTTTTCGTTGAAGCCGGGAGAGTTCCTGGTCTTCACATGCGACTTGTTGCTCGATAAGGACCAAATAATCGCGCTGCGAAATCGCCTCAAGGCAATATTTCCTTCCGGCGTGCCGTTTATGCTTCTCACCGGCGGTGTGAATGTATTTCGCAGCGATGAGATGATGACCGCCGAAGGCAGCGAGATGATGACCGGTGGAAAATAAAACGAAGCGCACGCCGAAAGGCCGGGGGCGTGCAAAAGCGGTGATACGCTTCATCGAGCAGTTGACGATTCCGTCGGGCACCGGCCAGGGCAAGCCGTTCAAGCTCGAATCGTTTCAGAAGGATTTCATCCGCGACATTTACGAGCCGCACATCGGCACGCGGCGCGCGGTGCGCCGTGCAATCCTGTCGATGGCGCGCAAGAACGGCAAGACCGCGCTGATCGCCGCGATCGTGCTCGCGCACCTGATCGGGCCCGAGGCGACGGTACACGGCGAGATATATTCCGCCGCCAATGATCGCGACCAGGCGGGCATCGTGTTCAAGTTTGCGAAGCAGATCGTCGACCTCGAACCCGACCTCGCGGCCGAGCTCGAGGTGGTCCCGTCGACGAAGACGATGATCGCGCGGCGCACCGGCTCGGTGTATCGCGCCATCAGCGCCGAGGCCGGGACCAAGCACGGCTATCTGCCGAGCGTGGTTATCTACGACGAGCTGGCCCAGGCCAAGAACCGCGATCTTTACGACGTGCTCGATACCAGCTTCGGCGCGCGCGAAGAACCGCTATTCATTGCGATCAGCACGCAGTCGAACGATCCGGAGCACGTCCTTTCGAAGCTGATCGACGACGGCTTGAGCGGAGTCGATCCGGCGATCGTCTGCCATCTCTACGCCGCGGACGAGGACTGCGACCTGGCGGACGAGGCGCAGTGGCGCAAGGCCAATCCGGCGCTCGACAAGTTTCGCGACTACGAGGACCTCGCGACCGCGATACGCAAGGCCGTCCGCATGCCGGCGGAAGAGCCGAAGGTGCGGAATCTGTTTCTCAATCAGCGCGTGGCGCCGATCGCTTCGCTCATCAGCCGCGCCGAATGGATGGCGTGCATTGGCGAGCCGCGCATCAGGGACGGCGAGGAGGTCTATCTCGCGCTCGACCTGTCGAACACGGTCGACTTGACGGCGCTGATGGTCGGCTCGATCGACGATCCGTGCCGGGTCATGCCGCACTTCTGGAAGCCGAGCGAGTGGCTCACCGAGCATTCCGGTCGTGATTTTGGTTCGGGGTCGCATCGTTATAGGGAATGGGCGGAAACCGGTAACCTGCATATCAGTCCTGGCAAGACGATCGATCCCGAAACTATTGCGCGTTTCATCGCGGAGCTGACGCGCCGCTACAAGGTCCGCGGCATGGCCTATGACCGCTGGCGGATCAACGATCTGTTGCGCGAGTTCGATCGCGTCGGCTTGCAGGCCTACGAGGACGGCGACAAAGGCGGCGACGGCTTGCGGTTGATACCGTGGGGCCAGGGGTTCAAGGACATGGGGCCGGCGATCGACGCGCTCGAAATCGCCGTGATGGAGCGTAAGCTCGTCCATCCCGGCAATCCGATTCTGAATTGGAACATGGCGAATGCCGTCACGGTGCTCGACCCGGCTGGCAACCGTAAGCTCGACAAGGACAAGTCCCGGTTTCGCATCGACGGCGCGGTGGCTCTCGCGATGCTCATGGGACTGCGGGCACGCGATCGCCAGGCGAAGCCGATCGATATCATGTCGTTGATTGGATAACCCATGGCCGAACGCAGTCCGCCGCTCAATACGCTGTACGGCCCGATCTTTGATGCCGGTCAAGCCTATTCAGCGGTGTTGTCGCTGGCTGGCTCCTACGTTGTCGGCCTGATCACGCCGGACGAGTGGACTCCCGCCGTCGTGTCGGTTCTGGTGTCCACAGAGGGCGACAATTACTACGACCTGTTCGACGGCAAGGGTAACGAGTTCAGCTTCAATGTCGTGCCGGGCACGATGATCAATGTCGATCCCAATCTCTTGATGATGGCGGCTCATCTCAGATTTCGTTCCGGTCGACGCAGTGCTGAGGTGCTGCAGGAACACGACCGGCGGTTCTACCTCGTCACCAAGCAGAGCATAGCGGCGTCGCAAGGTGCGTGATCCAGGGTCCTGGCATCATTTCTACACCGGCCGTTATTGGCTGCGCCGACGGAAGCTTCAATTACGCGAGCATCCGCTTTGTAAATTCTGCGCGAAACGCGGCGCGGTTACCCGGGCAACCGTGGTCGATCACGTCAAGCCCCACCGCGGCGACTGGAACAAGTTCGTGCTCGGCGAGCTGCAATCGCTGTGCGCGAGCTGTCACGACAGGCAAAAGCGTTTCATCGAAACCCGCGGCCACAGCATCGAGGTCGGCGACGACGGCTGGCCGATAGACCCGAATCATCCGGCAAACAGGAGCTGAACTATGGCGCTCACAATCGTGGATGGGCCAACCATCAAGGCTGGCGAGTCGCTTTCCGATGGTGCCGACTGCTCGGGCGGCAGCATCGTGCGGATCACCGTGCCGCAGGAGTTCACGCCGGCAAATCTCACGTTCCAGGTGTCGAGCAACGGCGACCTCTACAACGATCTGTTCGGCCCGGACGGCACCGAGATCACGGTCTCCGCGAAGCCGAGCACCGGCATCGTGATCGGCGAGCGCTGGACGAAGTCGATCGCCTTCGTGAAGTTCCGCTCGGGCTCGCGCAGTCACCCGGTCGCGCAGCGCGAGGACTGCAAATTCGCGATTGCTGTCGAGACCGCTGCCTAGTTCTTGTTGCCACTGGCCGTGATTACCCTCGCGGTCAGCGGCTCTCCCGGCCCGCTGGGTTTCGCCCCCAGCGGGCCACCGCAACGCGCCTAACCGAACCACCGAGTCTGCCGAACCTGCATCCCCGCGGGAAGGAATAGCCATGCGAAAGTTGCAGCGCCAAGACCTCTATCCCGATCTCGACGAGTCCTACATCGATTTCATGAGCCGCTGCGGCGATGAGCTCGGCGACCAGGACGTATGCCAGTTGATCTGGGAGGACGCCTGGGACGAGGACAAGGGCGCTGCAAAGGACGTCTGCTACAAGACCCACGCCGGCCAGGTCAACGGCCTGGAGTTCGTGCTGTCGGACGAAACGCCCGACCGCATGGACGACGTCATCATGGCGAGCGCCTGGGATCTGGCGTCGTTCCAGAAAAACCCGATTGCCCTGTTCAACCACAACAGCAACGCGCCGATCGGCAAATGGACGGGCGTTCGCGTCATCGACAAGCAGTTGCGCGGACACCTCGAGCTGGCGCCCGCCGGCACCAGCGACCGCATCGACGAAATCCGCAAGCTGATCGACGCCGGCATTCTGCGCGCCGTCAGCGTCGGTTTCCGCCCGAAGGAATCCAGGCCGCGGCCGGAATCCGATTACGGCATGTTCTTCACCAAGGCTGAATTGGTCGAGACCAGCCTGGTCTCGGTGCCGGCAAACCCGAATGCGCTGGCCATCGCCAAGTCGCTCAAGATTTCGCCCACGACGATCGATCTCGTTTTCGCCGGGAAAGGCAAAGGACGCGGGATCGCACGGCGCGGGAACACCGGCGGGCAAGCCGATACGCGATCACGAACAGGAAAGGGCACGACAATGACGTCGTTTGCTCAACGGATAACTGCTTGCGAGCAGCGCCTCAATGCGCTTCGCGACCAGCTTCAGGACCATTACGACAAACTCGACGACAGCAACGTCAGCGACACGCAGCTCGGGGTTTCCGACGAGATCAACCAGAAGATCAGGCAGGAGGAGCGCGCGCTCGCTTCGTTGCGGGAATCCGAGCGCAATCTCGGTGCCGAATCCGATGGCGGCCATTCGCCCGGGAGGTCGCTGGCTCTACATCAGGCGCCCGCCGTTCCCGTGCCGCAGAGAGACAAGGCCACGCCGCGGCCCTTCAGCCTTGCGCCGGCGAAAAAGATCGACCCGCTCGATCTGCTCGTGCGAATGGGCGTCGTGCAATTGTTTGCGCACCGGCAGCACAAGCCGCTCGACGTCGTCATGCGCGAAATCTACGGCGACGACGAACTGCATAGGGCGGCGCTCGCCTGGCACATGCGCGCCTCGACCGTGCCGGCGACGACTACCCTGACCGGATGGGCGGCGGAACTGGCCCAGACGACCTATACGGCGTTTATGGACGCGCTCTATCCGTCGTCGATCTTTCCACGATTGTCGGCGCTGGGCTTGTCGCTAAGCTTCGGTCCCTACGGCAAGATCGTCATCCCGACGCGGGCCAACACGCCGACGATCGCCGGATCGTTCGTCGGTGAAGGACTTCCCATCCCGGTTCGTCAAGGTTTGTTCACGTCGCAGACGCTGACGCCGAAAAAGATGGCCGTCATCACGACCTTCAGCCAGGAGCTTGAGGATCACAGCCAGCCAGCAATCGAGGGCCTGCTGCGCGATGCGGTGCAGATGGATACGTCGATTGCGCTCGACAGCGTCCTGATCGATGCCAATCCGGCGACGACGGTGCGGCCTGCCGGAATTTTGAACTCCGTCAGCGGACTGACGCCAACGGCCGGCGGCGGCTTTACGGCGTTGACCGGCGACATCAAGCAGTTGACCGGCGCGCTGTTGACGGGAACCAAGGGCAATGTCCGCAAACCGGCATGGCTCATGAACCCGCAACAGGTCAACAGCATCGGCCTGACCGCGGCGCCAGGCGCGGGCGTTTTCCCGTTCCGCGACGAGATCAGCCAAAAGCGATTGAGCGGATGGCCGGTGATCGACTCCGGTTCGGTGCCGGTCGGCACGGTGATCGTGATCGACGCCGCAGACTTCGTCTCGGTCGGTGGCGAGGCTCCGCGGTTCGAAATCAGCGACCAGGCCACGCTTGTTTTCGATGACACGGCGCCGGGAGATATCGGCACGACTGGGTCGCCAAATGTTGTTGGCGCGCCGGCCAAGTCGATGTTTCAGACGAACTCCTACGCGCTGCGGCTTTTATTGCCAATAAACTGGACGGTGCGACGCACGGGCGTCGTGGCGTGGGCGGCGGGCGTCACCTGGTAGCCTGGCAACATAGGAGTTAGCAAAATGGCAGAGCATGAAGACGTGAAAAAGCGTCTCGCCGACGAGCGAGCCGCGCGAGAGAAAACCCAGGCCGAGCAGCGCGAGGCAACGGCCAAGACCAAGCCGACGCCGACGCAGGAGGAAAACGACCTCGCTGCGTCTGGTGTGCATGTATCCGAGCATGAACCCGACGGCTCGCCGGTTGAAGGCGAGCCGCACGTCAAGCGGCAGTCCGAGGCAAACAAGCCGGCAGCAGGCCGAGGCGATTATTCGACCAGGGCCATGGAGCAGCCCAAGTCGACGACACCGGCGCACGAGCACGAGCCAAAAGCAAAGCCGTGAATGAGCGCGACCGGGTGGTTGTCACGCATCGCGAAGCTGGTGCGCAAGGGCGAGGGCGACTTTCGCCCTGGCCCATACTACCTGCCGGTGACCGGCGGCTGGCTGCCGGATGGCGCCGGCTGGAATTGGTGGCAGCAAGGCTACGATCCGGTCTCGGCGCCCCGCTCGGCAATGGTAGAGGCGTGTATTTCCGCGTATGCCCAAACCATCGCCATGCTGCCCGGCGATCATTGGCGATTGAACGACAAGGGCGGGCGCGATCGCGTCAGCAATTCGGCGCTCGCCCGCCTGCTGCGCTATCCAAATGATTATCAATCGATCAGCGACTTTATGCTGAATGCGGCACGGTCGCTTTATCTGTACGGCAACACCTTTGCGCTCGGGCTTCGCAACGATCGCTACGAGATCGACGAGCTGCATTTGATGGATTCGATGACGTCCCATCCGCGACTGGCGAGCAATGGGGAGATTTTCTATCAGCTCTACGGCAACGATATCATTCAGCGGCGCCTCGGCGCCGATGCGCTGCTCGTGCCGCAGCGCGATGTCCTGCACATCAAGCTGCATACGGTGCGCCACCGCATGCCGGTTCCGCTTGTTGGCGAATCGCCGATCGTCGCCGCATACAGCGACATCGGCGTGACTTCCGCGATTACGCGCCAGCAATATTCCTACTATATGAACGAAGCCCGTCCGAGCGCGGTGCTCACCACCGACCTCACGCTCGACAAGGATCAACTCCAGGCGCTGCGCGATCGCTGGAACGAGCAAGCCAAGGGCCTCCACCAGGGCGGCACGCCGATTCTCACTTCAGGCCTCAAGGTCCAGCCATGGACATCGGCTGGCAAGGAGGCGGCGACCGCCGAGATATTGAAGCTGTCGAACGAGAACATCGCGCTCGCTTACCGCATTCCGTTGCAGATCCTCGGTCTCGGCGGCTCGACATTCTCGTCGACCGAGGCGCTGATGCAGAGCTGGCGCTCGTCCGGTCTCGGCTTCGCGCTCAATCATATCGAGGAAGCGATCGGAAACCTGTTCCAGCTCAAGGGCGTGCCGGACGAATACGTCGAGTTTGATACCGGCGAGCTTTTGCGCTCGGCGCAGAAAGATCGCATCGAGAGCCTGGCCCGCGGCGTGCAGGGCGGCATCTTCGCGCCGAACGAAGCGCGCAATAGCGAAGGGCTCGACAGCGTCGAATTCGGCGACGAGCCGCGCGTCCAGCAGCAGGTCGTCCCGCTCAGCCAAGTCGGGAAGATCCAAGCTGCGCCGGCGGCGCCGCCTCCTCCCGCAGCGCCGCCGGCTCCCGCAAAGCCTCCGCAAAAGAGCAACCGCGATGACATTGCACGAGAGGTCAGAAACCTGTTTGCCAATGCCGACCGGATCGGACGACGACGCGCTGCTTCTTGACGCGTGGCGCGAGGCGCTCGCCGAGGCGCTCTACACCGAGCGCACGCAATGGGAGCGCCACCGCGAACTGACCGAGGCGCAGACCAGGGCGACGATCCTGCAATTGCAGGCCGAGGCGACTGAACTGCGGTCGCGGCTGACGCAATACGTCGAGGCTATCGCCGCCAAGCTCACCAACGGCGCCGACGGCGCGCCAGGGCCGGCCGGCGAACGTGGCGAGGCCGGCCCGCAGGGCGAAAAGGGCATCGTCGGCGAGCGTGGGGAAACCGGCACCATGGGGCCTGCGGGACCCGCTGGTGCGTGCGGCGAAAAGGGCGACCAAGGGCCATCCGGCGCCGCAGGGCCTGCCGGTGAGGCCGGCAGGGCCGGCGAACAGGGGCCCGCAGGCAAAGACGGCATCCCGGGCCCCGCTGGGAGGGACGGCGCGGCGGGCACGATCGAGGCGGCATTGCCGTACCGTGAAGGCGAGGTGCATTACCGCGGGCAGATCATATTGGCCGGCGGCTCGACATGGCAGGCGCGCCAGGATACCGCCAGAGCGCCGCCGCACGAGGATTGGGCCTGCCTCGCGGCGGCCGGCCGGGACGCGGCAACCCCCGTCGTGCGCGGCACCTGGCGCGACGGCGAGGCCTATGCGGCGCTCGATATCGTGGCGCTCGGCGGGTCGAGCTTCATTGCCCGCCAGGATGGCCCGGGACCGTGCCCGGGCGACGGCTGGCAGCTTATCGCCTCGGCCGGCAAGCCGGGCAAGCCCGGGATGAAGGGCGACCACGGGGCTCCTGGCGTGCGTGGCGAGCGTGGTCCCACCGGAGATCCCGGGCCGACCATCGTCGGCTGGCGCATCGACCGCGAGGCCTACACCGCGCAGCCGGTCATGTCAGACAACAGCGAGGCGCCGCTGCTGGAGTTGCGGGCGCTGTTCGAGCAGTTCCACGAGGGGCGATGATGGCCGACGTTTGGGTCAAGGTGCTGGCGCCGGCCGACAGCTATGCGCTCGTCACGCTGGATGAGATCAAGAGCATCCTTGGCCTGCCGCCCAGCAATACGAGCGAAGACACGCAGTTGCAGATGTGGATCGATCAGTACAGCGACGTCATCGCGACGATGTGCCAGCGCGTGTTCGCCTATGAACAGGTCGCCGAGACCTGGCGCGGCGACTCGATGCCGTTCGACAGTCCGCGCCTGTTCCTGACGCACTATCCGGTCGCCGACGCCGACATCGTGTCGGTGGAATCGCCGCGCGGCAACATCCTCGACCCGGCGAGTTACGAGATCGAGAACCTATCCGGCAAGATGCGCATCGAAGGCGCCTGGACCGAGCCGGTCACCGTGACCTACAGCGGCGGATACCAGTTGCCCGATGCCGCACCGCCGGCGCTCAAGGCAGCGGCCACACTATTGATCCAGGCGGCGCGATTGCAGCAGCGCTTGAACGCCACCGGCGGCGTCCGAATGGTCCGGCATGGCGATACCATCGTGCAGTATTACGATCCGCTGCAGGTGCTCGGCAAGGCCGCGCCCACCGCCCCATTGCAGGCGGCGGCCGATACCGCGGCTGGCTTGCTCAGCGCATACACGCGCTTCTATGTGTGAATATACGCGGTTGCATTTGTAATGGGTTTCACGTGAAACATTACGAGGTGCCGCGCGAATGGGAGGGCGGGACGGCGTTCATCGTCGCCGGCGGGCCGTCAGTGCTCGAGCACGACCTCGGGCAGTTGCGCGGCCGGCATGTGATCGTCATCAATTCGAGCGTCCATGCGGCGCCGTGGGCCGATTTTCTCTACTTCGGCGATTGGCGCTGGTGGAACGAGCCGGAAAATCGGGCGGCGGTCGGGAGCTTCACGGGACGTGTCGTCACCACCTCGCAGATGGTGCGGGATGCCAAGGTGCTGCTCTGCCGCAAGATTAATCCACCGGGATTGGCGCAGGCGCCCGATTGCCTGACGCAGAAATGGACCTCGCTCACCGGGGCGACCAACCTGGCGGCGCATCTGGTGGGACGCGGCGGAACGATCGTCTGGCTCGGCGTCGACGGCAAGGCGGCTGCGGACGGCCGGCTCTGGCACCACAAGCCGCACCGGTGGGGCCCGAGGCCGGATCGATACGATCGGCAGCGCGGCGACATCGCCACCATGGCGGCGCCGCTGCGGTCGATGGGCATTGCGCTGCTCAACGCCAGCTCGGGCAGCGCCTATGCGGATCTGTGGCCGGTGGTCGGCCTTGAGGAGACGCTCGACCGGCGGCGGGCGGCTTGAGGCCTGCGGAAGCAGTCCTGGTCCGCGGGATGTGGGGGCTCGGCGACAACATTTATTCGCGGCCGTTCGTGCGCGCCGCGGCGGCGCAATACGAGGTCTGGCTCGAAACGCCATGGCCGGAACTCTACGACGATCTCGACATAAGGTTTGTTCTCGGGAATCGCCGGTTGCGAACGCAGCTCAAGAACATCGCGCGGCAATGCCCAGAGCGATGGTCGCGGCCGTTACCGATGCGCGAGGTCAAGGTTTCCTACGGCGGCGATCTGAGGACGGCCTCGATCGTCCATGCGCTCGAGCGCCGGTGGTGGTCGTCGCTACAGGTCGCCTTCGATCCAGCGCTGTTCGATCTGCCCGACATGGGGACATCGCCGATAGACTCCGAACGCCCGATCGCGGTGGTGCGGCCAGTGACAGTGCGCACCGAGTGGCGCAACCAAGCGCGCAATCCCCGCCCGAAATATGTGGCCGCTCTGGCGGCTGAGCTGATGACGACGCACACGGTGGTAGCGGTCGCCGATCTTGAGGCGGGCCAGGAATGGGCAGTCGGCGAACTGCCACCGG